ACTTTTAACTTCATCACTGAACGCATTAACTGCATCTACGGTTGGATATTTTGTGCCAGTACCGTCAACCGATAAACTGTTTTGTTTGTTAGCCACATCTTCTGCGGTATAGCCTAAATCTGGTGATGCTACTGACCCGTTAGCAGTTGTACCTATTGAAGGGGCGAAAATAGCTTGTGCAATGTTACTTAAATCAACTGCGTTTCTAGTCAACACAATCGCTCCAAGGTATAAACCGTTTTCCGCAATATCTAAATCAGTTACAAAAACGTCAGAATTTAACGCTGTAATTGCGGCGTTAAGACTTGTGAATACTCTTTGCCCGGGTTGTATGCGAATTACACCGTCTTGGAAAATATAAACTCTTTGGATAGTTGCTAGCGTTGCAGTAGCAGCTACGGGTGTAATTGTCCCGTTTAAATCATAAATTGCTGGCGTTATGTCGGTTATGTCTGAACCTTCGTCGCCCGTTTGTGTCCTATATCTAAATGTTATAGGCTCTTGAGCTGCCAAAGTAAACGAATGGGGTTGAGTTGTTAGGTTGTCAAAATTTGCTCCAGGCTTAAAAACTCTCCCTAATTCCTTTTTTATTTTTAAATTATTAGATACGGGAAAAATACGGTTACCGCTTAAAGATTTGAAACCTAAGGCTTCCAAAATATCTTGCACTTGACCACCAATTTCAATGTTTATTGTCGGTTGGTTGTCAATGTAAGTTACAGATGAATTGTTTAAATGGATTAAGACTCCAATCCTTATGAAATTACGTCTTTGTGTTGCTGTTAGTGGGACGCTCGTCAAAAACAAATCTCCATTAATGTCCAAAGATACGTATGTTTGTTTTTGAGTCGCTAGATTAGGTATAATGTTTGCTATCTTAGCCGTCCACGTAACCTTTGTATATGTTGGATTATCGGGGTCAGAATGACCATTAACAATGTAGCCAAAACCTGCGGAAAGGTCAAACTTTGCCGCATCGGTATTTATCGTTAATAACCCGCCCTGGTTCAAACCTGTTGGTCCTAAATTTTTAGAGTTTGATACACCTATGTCTTGTATAAAAGCCACTGCCTTAAACGCGCTTCCGTCGTGTATGTGCATACGCGCGTTTTCGTCTAGCATTACAGAGCCTTTAACAGCGTTTGTAATAGTGTTTAATACAGCCGTAAAGAACTTTTGCATACCGTTTTTAAACAGCGTGTACGCGTCTGAACGGTTGCTTGTGTCTACTCCGTTGCCATAGTTTACAAGTCTATCAGTTATGTCTCCTGCTGGCGTATAGTCTGTTCCAAAATTACCGCCTGAATGCTCACCTTCTGATCTTGCAAAGTTGTCTCTACCCTGTGCGTGTGAAAAATCTCCACTAGCTATTACACCGCTACCCTCAGCGTGTGAACTTCCACCAATAGATTGTGTCGCAGAACCTTCAGCGTGTGAATTATTTCCGCTCGACTCACTATCTTCTCCTTCAGCATGTGAATTATTACCTATTGCGCCACAAGAAGAACCCTCAGCGTGTGAGTTATTTCCGCTTGCTGTTGTTTGATTTCCCTCTGCGTGTGAATTATTACCTGTCGCACCTCTTGTAGTGCTTGCGCCTGCTGAAATACTTAAATCTACTGCATTATTCCCTATGTTGCCATAGTTTGCAGGGTCAGCATCTTTAAGCCTGTAGCCTGTTTTACCGTTTTCTGTGACTTTTACAAGTTGACCACCCGCTTCTATTGCATCGTCTAAATCCTGCGCAGTTCCTGCGTAACCACCGTTTAAAACATAGTTGTCCAAAACTGGTATTGCTGGCTTATTTTTAATAAAGTCGTCCTGCGTGTTATCATTCTGCAAAAAGTCCGATTGTACGTTTAATTCTGCAAAATCTTCAATATTAGCAAGCTTGTTTTTTTCAGTTGTTGTATAGTCGTTTGTGCTCAATCCCTTACCTACTTCTTTATCTACTTTTTCAGTAAACAAGTCGGTAAAATTAGACTGAACCTTTATAAAAGCGGCTCTTAGTTTGTCGCCTAGTCCGTCATTCGGCTGTGATACGTTAAAATTTTCCTGTGCCATAATTTAATACCATTGAATGATGTTAGTTTCTCTTTTTACTTCTTCTATTTTATACTCTGGAACTGGATTCAACTTCAAAAAGTCCTTGAATTGTATGAAAACATTGTTTCCTAATTGATTGTAAAGAGCTGAAAGCCTGTTTATTTCGCTTAAATCCGTTCTTTGCTCTGGTTTTATGATGCCATTTTGGCTTATCTGGCTGCTGTTTATTGCTATATAATGCGAACAACTAAAATACGCAAGCATAAATATTATAAATTTATCATAAAATTGTAGGTAAAGACCGCTTAAAGTGTCGTTTTCTATATCTGTATTTATTTTATTGTACAAATCAACGCCTAAAATTGGCAATATATCGTTTGTTTGCGCTATTACTATAAACGGCTTTAGCGCGTCCGTGTCAATATTACCTGCAAAGCTTGTTAATGCAGGTATATCATTTTCTGTTAACCAAATTCTCATATCTATTCTGTTTTATCTAGTTCCGTTTCTTCCTTAAAGTCTTTAAACCACGGCGTAATCTGTGCATCTATTAAATCTGTGATTTGCTTAATTCCATCTACCCAATTTTGACGGCGTGGATTAATTTTTTTACGGTAAAATATCTTTAAAGCCATTGAATATTCATCTGCATTATTTGAAAAACCACCCCCTTGATTGTTACCGCTAAAAAGTATATTCGGCATTCCGTGACCCACTTTAATTTTTCGTTCGGCTTCTTCTGTAAAAAATGTTATATTTTCGCTTAGATTGCTAGGCGGTAACTTGTCAAAAGTTACTGATTCTTCAATACTGTCATTAAAAGATACTACTACTTTTGCGGTGTTGTCAGTTCCTGTTACGCGGTCCCTTACCTTTTCAGCTTCTGACCTTGCAAGTTCTGGTGTGGCCTGCCTGCCTTGATTGTAGTTAACTATTATAATATCGTGCGCGCTGTTTTTAATATAATTGTCCGCGTAGTTTCCTACGCCACCTTCAAACTTTGCAAAAGGTATGCAGCTAAAGTAATCTGGCACGGCAAAAAACGGCTCGGCTGTTGGTTGTCGAACTAGTAGTATTTCTAAATTTTGACCCTCTGTGTATTGGCCTGTAAATCTTGGGTATAATTCTGGACGGTATCTTTGCTTATTATCCCAGTCGTAACTGAACCAATATCCCTCTACTTCTAAAGTTAATTGATTGTATTTTATACCTAATTTGTAAATAGGAATGTACTTTATTTTTAAAGGTGTTTTTGTTTGCTCATTCCAAATAACCTGCACAGAAAACCCTCCGTAAATACCATCGTCTTTGCACGTCAATAATACGTCATCTGGTGACATATATTGCTTTAGGTTTACATTTCCTACGCCCTCGTCAATTAAGCCTTCTCCGTACATGTACGTGCGTATGTCGTTAAGTATAGAGCTGTTTGTTGGGCTATCTTCGTACGCATCTTTATAAGTAATATAATTTGCGTTATTTGTATTGTTTTTGCTGTTTAAAATGTAGTCTATTCCTACCCTTGGCTTGATGTCAATAGGCTGGTAAACGCTAAATTTTTCAACTTTATTTTCAAACGTAAAAGTTTGCAGTCCTTTATTTGTACTTGAATCTTTCATTTTGTTCGGCATAGTTAAAATTTTGTACGCTTGTACCCTCTTTTAAAATCTGTATTTTTCCTAAATATAAAATATCTTCACCCCTTTTTAATTCAAACTCAAATTTATCTAAAATTTTAAATTGAACGGGTTGCGTTGTTATTGTAATCTCTAATTTTTGACCCACTGTAAAAGTAAAGGCAGGGTTCAAAATTGTGCTGCCTGTTTCCTTGCGTAAATTTAAAACTAAATTATCGTTTTCTGTTGGGTAAATTCTAGGAATCAATAAAAAAGTTAACGGCGTGTTTAAAAAAAGCACTTTCATTTTTTTTTGGTATAAAAAAAGCCATACGGATGCATGGCTTTTTGTTTAGTATTTCAGAATTATACCACCGCCTTAATTGCTGCTGCATATTCTGTTAACGCTGCCGAGGTCAACAAGTACTCCCTTGAAAAGTCAGGTTCCATTGTTTGAAAAGTAACGGTAAATCCGTTTAAATCTCCAATGGTCCCGCCTGTTTGGTCGTCAATAGTTATTGCCATAGCGCCGTTTTGTGAGCCTGCTGCCGTAACTGTTCCGTCCTTACGCTCTATAAATAAAACCACTTCACCGTTTAGCAACTGCTTAACATCTGAAACCGTTTTAACTAGATCGCCTTTTGGCACGTTTAATATTATCGGCAAATTACCAGTAACTCCTTTGCTTCTGTTATCCCCACCGCTTATGCCGTTTTCTACGTAGTTTGCGGTTGTAGATTTTACAGCAAATCTTGCTAAAGTTGTTGAACCGAAGGCCGTTGCTATTTCAGTAACCCCTGTTACCGTTGCTTCTAGTCTGTTTGCAGAATCATATACTCCTACCGATACGGCTAGTATTCCTGCTTCGCCTGATATACAAGCTAATTTTCTGCTTCCGCCTAATGTTACACACATATTTTATAAGTTTAAAAAAGGGCGATTTTCACGCCCTAGTTATTTATTTATCCACCGTAAAGAACACCGTCAGCTTGTGACATTACTGTCGCGTCTAGTGTGTAGATTGTTCTTACAAACATCACATCGCTATCGTTGTCTACTTTTCCAGTTTCAAATGAAGCCACGTCAGCGGTTGAATCAGTTGAAAAGAAAATTACGCTCGGTCTGTTTACGTAAACAAAGCCAACTGGTATTGGCACGAACTCAATTACAACGCCGTTGTAAGATATTACTTCACCTGCGCCTGCGCCTGTAACTAAAAAGTTAACTTGCTGTGATGCACCTACTGCATTGTTAGCAATTAAAATTAGTTGTCTGTGTGCGTATGGTGCGTACATTACTGGCAGTTCAGCGGCTTCAAAGCTTTCTGGCTTAACTGCCGCAAAGATTTTAGCATATTCAGCGGCTATGTTTGCAGCTGTAATAGTCGTTCCTGTTACTTTGCGATATTCACCTAAAGCGGTTTCATCAAATAGCACTCTAGAAAGCACACCGTCTACACCTGCTGCATCAGCATCGTAAGATGCAACAGCGGACTTAGCGGCTGCGGTTATAGAACCTTGACCTGCACCTGCGGTTAATGCTGCAACTGCTGTCTTGGTAGCTGCTGAAAATCCTGCCCAAAATTTAAGTTGTGCGTCCTGTGATGTCTTAGGCGCTGTAAGTTGTAGTACTTGCGTGTTGAACTCGGAACTATCAATGTTCAACGCGCCCTGTGCCATGTCACGATTGAAACGTGATTGTCTTAAAGCTTCCATTTTAAAAGTGTACTTGTATTCAATCTTTTTCGGATTGGCTACGCGGTCTTTTAAAAGTGGTCCACCTGCGGAATTTAGCCTTTCGCCAGTGTATGCTTGACCTACAACGTTAACAGATGTTTCTGTTATAATTGTAGATGCTTTTACATCATCTGCGAAATTTACTAAACCTTTTTCAACGGTTTTGTTTAAGAAAAATATTTCTTGTATAATAGGTGAAACTGCTTCACCTCGAATTGCGATTGGGCTATAAGTTATTGCCATAGTATATTATTTTTTTATTGGTTTTTTTTTGATTCTCTGTACTTCTCTAGTGCAGTCATTTTTGCAAACTCTTTTTGCTTTGGCAAATTTTGGATTGCTAGTTTTTCAGCTTTGAAAATTGCTAAATCCTTTTCGGCTTTTGCCTTTTGGGATTTCATAGTTTCTAAGTCCGCGGAATCCTCAACTTCTTTAGCTTCCATACTTGCTAGCTTTTCTTTGAGGTCCTCATTCTCTAGCAATAAAGCATCGTGCTTCGCTTGCAGTTCAATCATCGCTTCAACTGTTGGACCATCTTCTTCTAACAGAATTTCATCCTCCATTTCTTCTTTGATTTCATCTTCCATTTCTTCTTTAATCTCTCCGTCTAATGCGAAGAAACTCATCATGTGATTAAAAAAGTTTTCTTTTTTGTCTTTTGTATTCATATTTATATCTGGGTTAATTAATTCATAATCTAAAAACGCTTCTAAACTTATTCCGTCAACTTCGCCTGTTTTAACAAAGTTCTGCCAAACATCGTCATTTTCAATTTTAAAGCCTAATATCAAATCGCCCGCCTTCACATCTTCCATTAAAAGCGTCTTGCTTTTGTCCTGCTCTGGATTCAATACAATCCAGCTTTCAATCGGGTAAACACCTGTAATTGATTCATCCGAATGGTTCAAACTCATTTTTGCAAGCCCTTGGTTATTGCTTTTAAAATAAGACTGCTGCATTTTTTCAACTTCTTCTTCGTCAAAAGTGACGTAGCCTGGTTCGCCGTTTATATCTTTTCGGAATATTTGCTTATTGGGCCGCATTGCAACAGAATAA